CAATTTCTAAATAAGTACCGTGAATTTTATAGTGTAATAAATACTTATTTATTGCAGCATGTCCTGCTTGATCATTATCAAATAAAGTAATAATCTTTTTAAATTTACTTTTAAGATTATTTATTAAATAGGGTTTAATCATTGTATTTTCACTGTCTGGTGCAATTACTTCAACATTAAAGTTGAACTGTCTTAAACACATTGCATCTTTTAGAGATGAACAAATAATTAAATTTGGTTTTGTATATACAAGTTGATCTAGACCTTGTGTGTATGGTCTAACTTTAATGAACTTATAATTTTTTTGAGATGGTTGGTAGATTTTATATATTAAGCCATTCTTGTCAAAGTATCCATACATCTGCTTATTTCTAATAGTAATCTTATCAAATGAGTTATCATCCTCCTTAATCATATTATAATACTCAATTGGGTATACATTAAACTCTTCAAGAATAGAGGCACCAATGTTAAATGATAACCAAAAGTCAACATCCTCATTATACCATCCTCTTTTCTTTATAAAATCAACTTTATATTTTGCAGCTGGAGTACATTCTATTCTATCATGTTCCCCGTGCTTAAGGATATACTTATTGTAATCCTCAATTATACGAAATAATGCTTGTGAGAAATTTAATTTGAAAATCTCTTGAACTAAATCTATTGCACTACCCTGGCTTCCTGAACTAAAGTCTTTAAATCTATAATCTCCTGTAGTTTTTCCATAGTATATAAACATACTTGGGGTTCTCTCAGTAGGATTAAAAATAGATTTAACTTGTAAATCTTGTCCAAATAGTCTTTCTGGTAGGTCTAGATAGAATTCAAATACCCAAGCAGTATTAACATCTTTCTGATCTTTTATAAAATTCTTTGTACTTATCATAGTTAAAAAAAGGGGACAGTTTCCCATCCCCCTTATTTATTTAAATATTAAAGCTCAAAGTCTCCTCCTGTTGACCCATTTGTCTTTGGTTCAAAAGAAGTAGATTCTTGCTTTTTTGCTATAGCTCTAATATGCACTGATGCATCAAAGTTTAATAATCTTGTAGTCATAGGTTTTAGATTTTCAAGTCCAACTCCTTCTTTAGAGATTCTTGGAATGTAAAGATCATTATTTATATAACCTTCTTTGTTTTCCCATTCTCTTGATGCTAAACAACTATTCATCCATTCAGAACCTTTTTCATTATCAGTGAATAAAGATGCACATTGAGTCATAAAGTCTTCAATTGTTGCTGCTTCAATAGAATCTAAACCATCTCTCATATCAAGAACTTCAGATAAGAATATCATAGATTTAAGAATCTCTTGATCTTTACTGATTTCTCTACCACTTGGTAATGTTGCATCCTTAAATGGAAATGGACTCATTCTAACTCTACCAACTTGACCTTCATATCTTCCTAATGAGGAATTGTTTTGATCTCTTAAGAAACCTTCAAACTCTCCTGTTACAGGACGGCTTTCTATATGCAACATAATATTATGTGCTTCAGAATCATATGGTGTTAAATCATATGTGATCTTGTTGATTTTGATTTCATGGTTTCCAGGTCCAAGAACTGGTCTTGCTTTTCCTGATCCTGCTTGTAATCCCTTTGTGTTTAACATAACTTTCTTTTTTAAATTTAATTCATTCATATTACTTTTTTTTAAGATTCATACTTTGTTATACAGTCTTTTACAAACTGTAAATCATTTTCTATAAAGGATTCCTCAAACATTTCCATAGGAGACTTACATGTGTTTTCTCCATTGTTCTGTGTATCAAATCCATATTCTAATTTGTCCTCACTCTTCTTTACTCTACCAAATAATACTATAGAGAAAAGGCCTTCCAAAGTTAATGTATTATCTATCATTTTACCAATAGTTTTAGCTTTAACTTTTCTGTTTCCGTTTACATCTGTTGTTTCTTCTGAATGTGTTAAGAAAAAGACATATAAATTATCTCTCAGATCTTTTGGCATCTTAGCAACTTGTGCTAAATTAGCTGCAATCTGTGTAAACTTATCATATCCTTTTTCATTTGCTCTATCAAAATATTCAAATGAACTCATATACTGCCAATCATCTATAATTAAATTAGTGATGTGTGGCATCTTATCATTAACATGCTGTATTGCTTTAATTATACCTGGAGCTGAAGAAGCTGAGGTCATGTTACCTTTTGGATTGTCTTTAGAAATATTTGAATAGTTCTTCTTCCAACCTTTAAAAGGTAATGGTTTGTTAGCAATGTTAATAATGAATGTTTCTTTTGGATCTAGGTTTCTCATACTTGTTGACTTACCTGTCCCTGAGTCTGCTATGACTAATACGCTGTGTGCCATTTATTTATTTAATTTTTGATTAATACTTAGTAATGCTTTTTCTATTCCTTTTAGTACATCAACTATCCCTCTTTCAGTTTCTGGGTTAGGTAATGAATCAAAAGCTCTTTGTTCTACTTCAGGATCTCCACTATTTAATGGTAATCCTTTTCTGTCAGTAACATCATTTATAACTTTCAATTTAGATACAGGAACAATATGTCTTTGAAATCCAGAGTTACTAGTTATCAATTCATAATCATCTTTCCAATTCTTATTATTTTTTAACAAGTATAATGTTCTCTTTGGATCCTCAGTACTATAATCTATACTAACAAACTCAGTATAAATATCTTTATTTGGGATTAATTCACTAGGAAAGAATGTTATATGTAAATCATCTTTCCCTGGTGGCCTGTATGCCATCTTTGGTATATATAGAGAATTATTTACACTATCTAAATATAGATTGTGCTCTTCTCTTAGTTTAAGTACTTTTGCTTTACGTTCTTCTGGTGTCATATATTATCTTCTTTGTTGTTGTGGTGGAGTATCCATTTCATGTATTTCCATTCTTTCAAATGCTGCTTTAAAGAATGACATACGTGCATCACCATTCCTTGCTTTAAGGAAGTGAAGTACTAAAGTTTTATCATCATCTATTATAAATCTATCAGGACCATAAAACTTAATTTTTTGTTTAGCAGGTCTATTAATTCCTATTAGAGTATCTGCATGTTGCAACATTGCATCTGAACCAAATATATCTGATTCAAGTACATAGTTTCCATACTTACCATCTACTGCTCTATCAGGATTATCAATATTTCTATTGAGTTGTGATAATGCAATAAACATTATAGGATATTCACGCTTAACTTGAGTGAAGAATTCACCTAACTCAAATAACATATCTAACCTGTTGTTTTGATAGGGTGCTCTCTTTACTAGAATAGTATGGTCTAGAGTTACAATAGTTTTTTTACCTTTATGCTCATTCATATATGCATCAATCTGTTCCCTCATCTGATTAACAGTCATTGGAGTAGATATAATATCAACTGGATTTGTAACTCTAGTTTTAGCATATGCATGACATTTGTCAAAAGTAGATTGGTCCAATACAGTACCAGCACTACATAATTGTTTATATGTCTGACCTGTAAGTGATGAGAATTCTCTAATAGCTGAAGTTCTACCTACCATCTCAAATTGAAATTCTAATACACGGAAATCTTCTTCAGGGTTATGTATAAATGATTCTCTTATGATTTGATCTTTAATCAAAGTTTTACCTGAACCAGGTCTTCCACCAATTACTGTAAGAGTGTTCCATTCTAATCCATCTGTTATAGCATCATTAAATTTAGGCCAAGGTGTTTGTATTGACTTTTCTTTACCTGACTGTCTGTCAAGCATATATTTAAGTGCTTCATTAAAGGCCGTATATTGACCTCCCCATGCTTTTTTATCTGTCATACTACATTATCTTTAAAATGGTTAGGTTGATCAATTATTCCATCTCTGATCATATCACAGTAATCTGCTAGATCAGAATGTTTGATTTTGTTTTTGTCTTGTTTTGAAATAAAGTATTGACTATTCTTCATATATAAGTATTCTTTATCTTCAAATTCATTAACATACATTCTTGAAGCTTTAATGATTTCTTCCCATGTAAAGTCATAACATTCAAAGAACCATCTAAATGCTGTCTCTAAACTTCTTATGTTCTGTCTTGCAGGTGTACCACTTGGTAACTTCCCTGGAGGAAATACATTCCTATAATTTTCTAACTTATCTGCAAAGTCTTTACCCATTAGTTGGATATTTGTTTTCTTCTTTGCTCTTACAAAATAGTTGTCATACTTTCTTATGATGCCTCTACCACTAGTAGTGACTGTATAACTTGTTTTATTTTCTTTTTTATGTTGAGCTACATATCCTTCCTTTACTAAGAACCCTACTTGTGACATTGGATTAATTTGAGGAACTGATATACGTTCATTTATAGAATACAGTAATAATAACTGATTTGGTGTAATATTTTCTTTAAGGATTTTTTGTAATAATTCCCACATATGTTGATTTAAATTTTGTTTTGCAAATATACTACTTATTAATTTTTTTACCTATCTTTGTACTATGAATTTTACTCTAAATGACATACAAAAGTTAGAAAACTCACATCATATTAAAATGCTCAGAACTAAACCAGATCATGCATATAATAAAATATTAAGACAATGGCAGATAAAGAAAAAATAGATAGCAACTCTATTATAACAATGGACAAATTAGAGTTAGCTGATAAAATAAAAAATGATTTACCTAAAAATACTATAGTAAAGATGCCTGATGATGCTCTTATAAATGTTAGTATTTCTGGTGTATTTAGAAGTGAGTTAGGCATGCTTCAAGAGTATTTATTTGATAAAATTCCAGATAGTGATCAAGAGTTAATAAAGATTCTTGCACTAATCAATACTTCACAAGAAGATATAAATAAAGCAATAAAGGAACATGATTTAGTATTAGATGATAAGTATTACGCTCTTAAAACAATCATAATATTAAATATGGAATTGAATTATAGAGCAATAGAACAAGGTGCAGCTGCTGTGTATGATAAAGCAGATGTTTATGAATCTCTAGCTGATGAACTTAAGGGTGGTGTTCTTCCTTTGTCTGATGAGGAAATAAGTAAAAGAAAAGCAGATGAAATAAAATCTAACGAAGATTAGATCCAACATCATCACCAATCTCAATTATATTCTGTATAACTGCATTCATCTCATCTTTATCACAATCTGCAAATGATTTACAATATTCTTGTCCATCTCTATTAAAACAGAGACCAGACTTTCTTTTTATTATTAATTTCATTTCTTCTAGACTGTATCCTATCTCTGCTGCTAATTCTCTTAGCATTACATAAACCTTTGCCAATTGTGCATTAGATCCTTTAGGACCACTAACACTAACAAACATTTCTACTTTTGAGCCTTCTGGTAAACTATCTACAAATTTATCATAGATAGTTTCCCTGGCTTTAATACTATGTTGGAGTTTTCCATCCCTTTTAACAAGGTTAGAAAAGAAATTTTGCTTACTCATCTCCTTTAGTTTTTTTATATACATGCCTTTCTATCTGAGATGCAGCATACAAACCTGTAGCTAATCCCAATACATATATTACTATTCCTATTATTAGATATAATGCTTCCATTATATTGTTTCTAAAATTTGTTCACACATAAAATCATAATCCATATCAACATCTATGAATGGTGCAACATTTACTTCAACGAGATTACCATTTTTGTCTTCTGCATGTATCATAACTTTATCTATGACTACCATTGCACTACAACCTGGTTCTTCTCTAGTTTCTCTTTCTGCTGGTTCAAATGTATAATGTAAATTAAAATCTGACCCGTCTATTTCTATAGTATGTGTATCTTTAAATGAATATACTCTATTTCTGCTCATAAAAATTTAATTATTGATAATCCAGGTTGTTCATCACCTGGATCTGTTATTATTATTTCCATTAATTGTTTTATTAAAATACTAAGGGTTAGACAAAGTATTAACCTAATTTGGCAAAAACGCCTTTATGCCCTTAACCCCTAGTATTAAATTATTACATCATTCCTGGCATTCCACCCATTGGTGGTAAATCAGGTGTATCTTTAGGAATTCTTGAAACAACACATTCTGTAGTTAGTATCATACTTGCAACTGAGGCTGCATTTTCTAAACCTACTCTAACTACTTTTGCTGGATCAATTACTCCTGATTGATAAAGATTTTCAAAGCGTTCAGTTTTTGCATTAAAACCATAATCATCTCCTGATTTAATTCTCTTTACTTCTGAAACAATTACACTTCCTTCTAATCCTGCATTTTCAACTATTTGTCTTAAAGGTTCTTCAACTGCTCTTTTTATAATATCAATGCCTGTTTTTTCATCAGCATTATCACCTTCTAAACTTTCTAGTTCTAATGCAGCTCTAATAAGAGCAACACCACCACCTGGAACAATTCCTTCTTCCACAGCAGCTTTAGTTGCAGCTAATGCATCAACAACACGGTCTTTCTTTTCTCTCATTTCAATTTCAGTAGGAGCTCCAACATATAATACTGCTACACCTCCTGCTAATTTTGCTATACGTTCTTTAAGAATTTGTATATCATAATCACCTTTAGTGTTTTCAAGTATATTTTTGTTTTGCTCTACTCTTGCATCAATTTGAATTTTATCACCAGCTCCATTAATAATAGTAGTAGTATCCTTATTAGTTACAATTTTATCTGCAGAACCTAATAAGTCAAGAGTAACAGCTTCTAATTTGAAACCTTTATCCTCTGATATAACTGTACCACCACATAAAACAGCAATGTCTTCTAACATGTCAGCTCTTCTATCACCAAAGCCAGGAGCTTTAACTGCAGAAACTTGTAAAGTACCTCTCATTTTATTCATTACTAATGTTTGAAGAGATTCTCCTTCAATGTCATCTGCAATAATTAATAGAGGTCTTCCCTGTTGTGCTATTTGCTCAAGGATTAACATAAGATCTTTCATTGCTGAAATTTTCTTGTCAGTGATAAGAATTAAAGGTTTTTCTAAAATAACTTCCATTTTGATTTGATCAGTAACAAAGTAAGGTGATAAGTATCCTCTATCAAATTGCATTCCTTCAACAACATCAACATAAGTTTCCATACCTTTTGCTTCCTCTATAGTAATAACACCTTCTGTTTTTACTTTCTCCATTGCTTCAGCAATTAAAGAACCAATAACAACATCATTATTAGCTGATATACTTGCTATCTGTTTAATCTTCTTATAAGATTCATTAACTTGTTTAGATTGTTTCTTGATATTACTATTTATAAATTTAACAGCTTTATCAATTCCTCTTTTAAGATCCATAGGATTGGCCCCAGCAGCTACATTCTTTAATCCTGCTGTAAGTATAGCTTGTGCTAATACAGTAGCTGTAGTAGTACCATCACCTGCTTCTTCATTTGTATTATGTGAAACTTGCTTAACCATCTGTGCTCCCATATTTTCAACAGGATCTTTTAAGTTTATTTCTTTAGCTACAGTAACACCATCTTTTGTGATGTGTGGTCCTGTAAATTCTAAATCAAGTACTACATTCCTACCCTTAGGTCCTAATGTAACTTTTACTGCATTTGCTAAAGCATCTACACCTCTTTTTAGTGCGTCTCTTGCTTCAATATCAAAAGTTATTTCTTTTTTTGCCATTTCTTTTTAGTTTTTGGTTTGTTTATTTGTCTGTTAAAGGATTATACCTAGTTATTTTTGTTGGATCAAAGCCACTCAGAGCAGAATCTACCCATTTCTCATCAACAGTATCAATATAGCAAAGAATATGACAAGTAGCAGTTTCTGTAGGGTTAAGTCTTAATAACCTTCCAATTCTCTGTGCTGTCTTTCTTTCATTACCATATGCATGAAGGATTATTCCTTCTTTAAGTCCAGGAATAGTAACACCTTCACTTAATTGTAACACACATGATAACTTATCTATTCTACCATCAGAAAACAACTCTAAGTTTTCTTCAGACTTCTTGTTTCCAGAATGATAACTATGTTTACACATTCTATCTGCTTGTTTTTGAGTGTTGGCAAATGTAATACATTTTTCAGAAACATTCTTCATTAATCCCAACGCATATGATTCTTTTGTTCCATAATCCATCATTGCTTTCATCCTCATGATTGCAGAGAACTGTTTTTGTTTCTGAGTTTGTGCTTCAACAAGTCTTTGAGTATAATACTCATAATCCTTCTTTTCATTAGTAAACCATGACCCACCTGTTGTTTTATTAACCTTCTTAAGTGTAGGTAAACCACTGAGGTTTAATTTATGAACTATGATTTTGTAATCATTTAATATATTACTATCAGTAGCTTCATCAACAGTGAAGTTGTATACAATAGGACAGTATTTAGATACCATTCTATATTTCTCAGTACCACGCCTTGTTGGTGGTGTACCAGTAAGACCTAAAATCTTACCTGAAAACTTACTAAGAAATTCTTCATGATTATCCAGGAGACTATGACACTCATCTAAATAGACAATATCATAATCATTTGGGTTCTCTTTATTTATAGAAAGGTATGTAGTAAATTTAATGTGACCACCTAATGCATCAGTTAATTCCATCTTAACTAACTCATCTTCCCAAGCATCTTTGACAGATAACTTTGGAATTACTACTAATGCTTTTAGAAACGGATTATAATTAGCTTGAAGGTGTTGTATAGCTATTCTAGTTTTACCTACACCCATGCTGATCCCTAATCCACATCTTTTATTATTTAATGTTAGCTCTAATGCTTCTTGTTGAACATTTTCTCTACTCATAATAAATAAGGTTTACCATTATTAATATTATCTATTATTTTTTTTATTGTACCATCTGGTTCAACATAATGTCCATCAGGTGCTGGTTTCTCCTTTTTTAGATTCTTTAAGATTTCTTTTTTCTGCTTATGCAGTTTCTTTGATTTGTGCATGAGTAAGATTATATTTAGCCATTACAGCTTTTAATTTAGTTTGTAATTTAGTTTTATCTGACTCAATAGTTTTAAAACGATTGGTCCCAGATGTGCTTATACCATTTAATTGAATTCTGTGTGTCATTACACTTATAGTTCTTTTTAGATTCTTACAAATCTCTAATGCTTTAATTTCCATATTATGTTTTTGGTATTGAGAAGCCTAATTCAATAGCTTCAGATTGATTTAATTCTATCCATGTATGACAACTTCTGCATACTGATAACCATGTAGTTATATCATTATGATATTTACCACGTCCTTTTTTGTGATGTACTTCAGATGCCCTTAATGCACAACCAGGTAAACTGGCCATACAATTAGGTTTATCTGTAAGGAATTCAACTCTGAGTTTTGTATACTCTTTATTGATCTTTCCCATTTTCTTAGAATGATTGTTCATGCAGCTTTCTTTAATGTAAGAAAGTTACTAGGTAACAAACCTTCTGAGATGAATTTGATTATAACATCTTCATATGTTATATTGAGTTGTTTGAGGGTCATTCTGTTAGTATATGTTGGATCTGTCTCTTTAGGATCTACTTGCATATACTTTGCTAATTTACTATGTTTGAACATAGCAAATACTTTATTGGCCTGTCTGTTACATATTTCTTGCTTCCAACAGTTAAGAACTTGTTGACTACGTGTCCAGACTTTAGAGATTCTTTTCTTCTTGTCTCTATGCATGATATTTAACTCTTCTTTCTTGTACATTTTAAAACCATGTAACACTCTTTTGAATAAGCTGTGTTGATATTGATTCAATTTTGTATAATCAATTGGTTGTACTAAGTCTTTAGTAATTGTTTGATATTCAGGTAACATACCTAAGTATGTGTATCTATCTAATCTTGATTTTATTTTAAGTTCTGCTAGTTGCGTTTTATTAAACATTTTAGTAAGTTTTAAAGTTTGGTTGTTAATTTGAGGTGTTAAAATAAATAGAGATTGCTACAAGTATATTATACTTATGACAATCTCTATCTAAAGGTGTTATGTGTGTTATAGGTTGAAGCTTACTTCTTCTTCTTCAACTAATACTTCTTCAGTAGATTCTTCTACTTCATCTACAATTTCTTCTGCATCTTCTGAAGCGTCAATTACTTCATTAGTTATCTCTTCAATAGAATCTTCTAGATCTACTTGATTTGATGGAACTACTTCAGTTTCTTTTACATTGTCTTTTAATAATGTCATAACTTCATCAGAATTTGCTTCTCTGATTGCTTGATTATTATTATGTGGTTGTAAATCATCCTCCATAGTCCCTGTTGGGTCATAGAATGATTTTCTATATATAGGTTCACCATCTTTACAACATATGATTCCAGTTCTACCAGCAACTTTTAAATCTCTGTCTGGATTATCTTTAGTAAATGGAGTGAATTGTTCTATTGTGTATATGCATCCTGGTAATACTTTCTTCTTCTTAATACCAATTGCTTTTAAATCTTCTACAAGTCCATGTAATAATGTACTCTTAGTTGATTTTTTTACCCATCCTGTTGTTGTGTAAGATGTACCTTCTTGTGTCAATCTAACATGTCCATAATCTGGATTGTTTCTTGAAATTCTGATTACACTACCCAATTCATCTTGGACAACGCATACTTTACCTTGTTCTGCCATAAGCTTTAATTAAATTTGTTAATAAATGTGTTTGAAAAATTATTTAGATGTCATCCCTGTTGAAATACTCATCTCTGAGCTTATCATCATTGGATATATTATCTACACCATATTTTTTATCTGCTGATAAAGGTTTTAATTCTGGTGCTTTACCTTTTGAATAAGGTTTATAAAATGGATCATTCATATCCATAGTGTAAGACTCACTGAGACAGTCTAATTCTTTTAATTCACTGTCAGTCATGTCTAGATATTGGTCTAGTGATAACTCTATTGTCCTTCCACTTGGTAATTGATATAACATTTTATTACGTAAATTTAATTGTACAAATCTACATAATTATACCTTTTGTTATACATAAAAAACTTGAGACAAGCAAACTTTTTACTAGTTATATAGCTAAGTGCCTACATAATAATTAAAAATCTACCTGACCTTTTAACATATCCCATGTCTTTTAGTTCTTTTATTTTCCTATCTACTGTTCTTTGACTTATATTAGCTTGATCAGCTATTGTTGCAATAGAAGGAAAACATTTTCTATTTTTATTTGCATATGTACATAATATGCTATAAATACCTTTAGCTTGAATACTAAGTTCAGGATCTTTTACAACACTGCTACTTACAATACCAAACCTTTCTTTGGTCATCCTGTAAGAAGTTGTATTATAACTACCAATACTATTCCTACAACACCAATAGAGAAACTAAGCATACTAGAATGGTAACTCTTTTTCTGTCTTGTTGATTGCATAATATATTTCTTTTATTATAGTATCTTTCTTTTGTATTTCTAAACGTTCAAATGGTACTTCTTTTCTTGTGGTAATAAGTTTACCTTTATCATCATGTGTAATAACATCTACATCAAATTTATAATACCATGGATTAAACTCAGTACTGTATGACTTATCATCTGATATTATACCAAATAGTTTATTTTGACCTGCATAAATGTTATTGTCTCTAAGTATATCATAGTCTACATCAATAATGTCATACTTCTCATCATTTGGAAAGTAGATAACATCACCTTTCTTAACCAATACTGGTTCTTTCTCAGTGACTAATAAATCTATAAGTGTAGATATAGCATGATCTGATAGGTAATTATACATTAAGTTAATCATATGTTCCCTATTCTTCACGTTTGTTTTAATACCATCAAGCAGTATAAGTGCTCCAGCATCATCTGATATGTTTATATTTCTTTTCATAATTCTTTTATTTCTTTTAAAAAAAGGGAGACCATTACGATCTCCCTTCCCCCTCTCAATGTAGCTATGTGGTTTCCCACCTAACTACTCTCACTATATTGTATGTATATATATGGTATATAATACTGGTGTTGTTAGTACGTCACTGATGACGTATTTTTATTAAATCCTGATACATTATTCTATATGTTGAGTCTCCATCTGTTGTACCATCTGTTAATTTTCTAAGTTGGTCCATAGATAAAGCTTTAATCATATTCCTAATGGAAGAGAGAGTTCTATTATGTACTCTTAAAATATTAAGATGTTCAAAACTGTCTTTAAGTTTAAGATTGAGATAACTCTCTTTGATATTGAACAGGTACTCATGGTTATTGAATTCAAACATTTCTCCTTCATCCATACTTACCTTGATAGAATTATAGTTAAGTGCCTGTGAATTGTTGATCATACCCAGTTTCTTTTGTAACCATTTAGGTGACGGTTGGAAACCACAATAAGTTGTTTGTAATACATTAGACTTGTAGTCTAACAGATCAGTAACGCTTAGGTTAAAGAACGTTTTAAATATAGACATCATGTGTTCATTGGATGATATACTAATACCATACTTTATATGTTCACGCTGTCTTATTCTTATTACGGTTGTATGATCAAATAGATCAGTCATTCCAACCAAATGTGATCACGAAGAATGGAAATACTATTCCAATCAATCCATTGTCCCAACCTATACCTATTGTGAACATTGGTACATATTCTATACCTACTTTGAATTTATGTTTTGGGTGTTGAAGATATAACATAGCACAACCTATAAGAGCAGTCATGTCTACTATTCCTAATGCAAGGAACTCAATAGGTCCTGACAATAAGGTTATGATGATTATGTTCATGTATATTAATGCTACTGGTACTATTAGTCCAGCTATTATTTTCTTGATAGTTACTTTCATTTCTTTATTCTTTAATTTGTTATTAATTGCCTAAGTGTATTGGACTGCCACCACAACCACCCTTTTGGGTGCCACATGATGTAAATACAAATGCTAAGGCTGTTATGAGTAGTGTAAATAAGATTAGAGTCATTGCTCTATCAAATTTGTTTACTTCTTGGTTATGTTTGTTCATGAGTTATTATTTTTGATGTTTGGGTAACTAGTATGCTTATCCTATAGAGAGAGAGACAACTGATAGTATAGTATCATACATAGGAAACATCTTTATTGCTATAAACTCATATCCATGCACTATTGCAAGATATTTCAGCAGACCTATGTTAATGATAGCTATATATTATATAATGGTAACATATTAGTTCTATTGTGGTAATATGTGGTATTATGTGGGTATATGATGTCCCACTCATCATGTAACACCTGTATTTAATTAATTTCCCTACCAATTAAAGAAGGAAAGATGAATTAAATAGGATGTAGACGGATAAAGGTTAGATAAGGGACAAGTAACTAGTATTTAGTCACATTGTCCCTATAAGTTGCGTCCACCCTTAAGGGAAGTAAAGGATACATCAAGTATCCTCACATATACATTACGCAGGTGTTACCCATTGTAATGTTGTCATCATTGGAGACCCGTCATCATTCTTGTTGTTACGGTCTTCAACAAAGTTTCCAGACATTTTGAAACCTTTAAGCTCCTGATTAGGTTTAAGCTTAAGGTCTCGTGGATCAATATCCACTAGACAAAGCAAACCAAACTGTAAGTTTGTTTGAGTTCTGGCTTGAACTTGCTTAGGACCATCTACTGTGTTGATGGTTACAGTCTCAGTAGATGCTACTGCTGACTTACAAACGATTGTGTTTGACCCCTCAGGGATTTTGTGAAAGAATACTGACATAATATGATTTTTTTGGTTGTATACCCAATGGGGGTACACCTCTACCTTTTTTAAGCTGGGGAGCAGAACAGTAGGACCTAACACTCATGCCACATATACAATTTTTCATTTAAGAATTTTTTATGTGGTGGGATTTTTGTATATTGAAAGGGTAGGGGGGGTTTGTTTAACAATCCATCTTTTATAAGAAAGAAGTACTAACCAAAAAATAATAAATGAATATTCCTAAATTCTTTAGATTTTTTTTTATTAATTTTGAAACCAAAAAATTAGAACATATGTCTGTAAATGACCCACTAGATAAGTATGATAAGTTAGATGAATATCAAATACAAGAAGCTGAGTATATAATAATGGATAAGGCGTTTAGGAATTCTTTTATGATCGTTACTAAAAAGAAAACCTTTGAAGAAGTAATGGAGTCTAAGGATGGTGCTTTATTAGCACATAATCCTGATGATGGTATTACGGATTATGAATTGGAAAACATGATGCAGTATTTCGTAGATGAAGAAGAATATGAGAAGTGTGCTGTTCTTAAAAAAATGTATCCAAAGATCAAGTGGGATATTCTTACTTAAAATAATTTTATGAATAATAAAGAAAAGACTCCCCCAAAGGGAGCAATAAGTTTTTCTATTACATTATCTGATGAACAAAAGGTAGCTAAGGCAGAAATTCTGAAAAATCCGTTTAACTTTATAATAGGTAAAGCGGGAAGTGGTAAAACTCTTTTAGCCGTACAGGTTGCATTAGATCAAGTTTTCAAACGCCAATATGATAAGATCATAATTACTAGACCAACTATATCTACTGAGGATAATGGGTTCTTACCTGGATCTGAACGTGAGAAGATGGAACCATGGTTAGTACCTATCCGTTCTAATATGCGTAAGGTTTATAATAAATCAGATAAGTTAGAAAAAATGGAAAAGGATGAGACTATTGAATTAGTATCCCTAGCTCACTTTAGAGGGCGTACATTTGATAATGCAGTAGTCATAGTAGATGAGTTCCAAAATCTAACTAGAGGACAGCTAGCAATGGCTATAGGTAGGTTAGGTAAGGATTCTAAGATAATCTTCTGTGGAGATTCATATCAAATAGATCTAAAGGACAAGAACTGGTCTGCATATCATGACATGGCTAAGTTAACTAATTCTAAGTTTGTATTTAAAGCTGTATTGGAAGATTCACATAGACATGCTGCAATAGATGAGCTGTTAGAATTATTAAATGGTTATCATTAAATATAAAACGTCACCCATGGCGTTATAGATAAAATAAAAGTATTTACACTTTATTTATTTAAACTTTTTTTGTATCTTTGTACTATAATTAACTATTAATAATTTAAAACC